CAAACATTTGGCAGGAGGTAAAAAAGTCCGAAAAATAAGCGTTTTCTTCACTGGCATCGGTGAAGTTTTTCCTGATTAAAACTTGTTCCCTTTGGGCATTACGACTGACCGTTGATCCACGCCTTGCCGGTGCCGAGATTTACTTTCAGACCGCTGCTTGCCGCCGTCAGCTTGAACATCTGACCGTAGGTGTCGAGGATGCCGTTGCAGATGATGCTCGACAGGTAGCTGGTGAAGTCCTCGGCTGTGTAGGTGCGGTCAAGCCCTTTTGAATTGAAGAAACCGCTGTAAAAAGCCATATATCATACCTCCTTGAAAGTTGGTGTCAGACTTCTGCCGTTCTGGTCGAAGCCCTCGATCATGCCGATCAACTGAATGCACGGCTGGATCATGCCGAAGCGCCGATGCTGCACGGTAACATAATCGCCGACGGCATAGTCCTTGTTATACACATACTGCGTGTTGTGCGCTGCGATCTCGGACTCCGATGCCGTTTTCGGCAGCACCAGCCTTTCCGAGCCACGATTTTGGAGCAGTGCGATATACTCATCCTCCGGAATGGGAACGGTCTCGCCGTCGATCTGCTGTTCCTCCGCAATGTCATCCGCATCCACATACAGCTCATAGCGGTCAAGGTATGCAGGCTCCTCGCCGACACAATATGTTGTGTTCTTGCGGTCTGCACCCTTGCCCTGACCGTAGATATAGGCGAAATTGCGCTGAATGGCGATGTCCTCGGCGTAGCTGAACGACAGGAGGTTGCTGTATGCGTCCGAAAAGACAATATGTGGGTTGTCCTCCTGCATCACGCTCCGGTCAGTGCCTTCCGAGAGGTCGAACACCATCCGGTACTCCTCGCCGGAGGCTTTCACCAGCCGGATATTTGCCGTCCCGCCGATCTTCTCACAGATGGTATACACCCACTCCATGAGGTTTGCGTAGCTGATCTGGAGCTTGGCGGTCTGCTCCCAGCAAGTGCCGGAGACCGTTCCGAGCGAAAGCCCCGGAATCCGCCGGTTGCCTGCGCCGATTGCATTCTGCTCCACGACCGCCTGCACGATACTGCTGTATGCCGTCTCCGCCGTGACGGAGTAGGTCGGGTGGATGATGCGCCGTTCCAGCAGACACATGAGGAAGCGCCCCCGCACGGTCAGATAGTCGCCGTTTTCAGCATCCGTGTCGATTTGCACCGACTCGATGATGCCGAAGTGCCGGTCATCATCATCACGCCCGACTATACGTCCGGTTTGGAACACCTCGATCGTCAGCGGGCTTGCGGCAATATACACCTCAAACTGTCCGCACTTGTAGTATTCAATATCCCACAGGAGCGAGGAAAAGCTGTCGCAGATCGCCTCCAGCGTGATCGTCAGCGAATCGCCGTCCGCTATCATTTTGTAGACTTCGATCTGCATCGTCATACCCCCAGATAGGCGTTGGTGTGGATGATCTTGACCTTGAGGTTTTGCAGCCCCGTGCCACGAAGGTAAAAGCGGTTCTTGCCCTCACGCAGCGTGAGCCAAGTCGAGCCGGACACCAGCCGATTGATGATGTTGGTCTTGACACCGCCACGGTCGAGCGTAACGGTCTTGTTGCCTGTTTTGGTCGTCACCGTGATGATGTCGCCGGTGAGGATGTCACCGGAAATTTGCAGATACTCGTCCGTGTCGGCATTGTAGAGCGTGGGAGAACGTGCATCGGCGATCGCCTCCATCTCCAGCGTAAATCCGGTCTCATCGCCGTCATTGATGATCTCCATCATGTTTTTGGAGTTGTACTTGCCCAGCACGAAAGGCTCCGGGTTGCTCTCGGTCGGGAACGGGAACGTGAAAGCGCCCGTGATCTGCGAATAGTACGCCATGACCGATTCGGTCGAATACCAGTAAATATCGGGGCAGAGAATGGAGATCTGCCCCGTTGTCAGCATTTCAAAATTGTTCACCTCGCAGGTCTCGACATAGCCCTCCGTGAACACATCAATGCCCGCCGTCTTGTAGTAGACCTTGATGTAGCGGGAAGGCTTCACCACCTTGTAAAGCTGATGTCGGCGGGCTTCCATTCCCACGCCCCGCATCTCGAAGGAAATGACCACATTCCGCTTCTCGATGAAGGCGTTGTTGAGGTAACTGCCGTCCATGCCTGCGTAGGAGGAGGTGCTGATCGTTCCGGGCGGAGGATTCAGCCCCTCCACCCGTGAGGTCATATATCGGTTTGCGGTGGCGGTCATGTCCACCTGCTCACCGTTTGCGTTTTCCAGAATGAGTGTAAAAAACATAGGACACCCCCTTTACAATTTCGAGCTGGATGTGCTATAATAGAGAAAATACAACGAGGTGATGAAAATGGATTATCTTACTTCTTATGATGATGGTTTAACATTTGCGCATTCATTTAGAGTACTATTAGAGAAGCATATGCAAAGCCGTGTGACAATGAATTATAAGGATTTTTCATTAATTATTCCTGCAATGGTTAATGGTGCTTTTGCGTGTGAACTTTTCTTAAAATCGCTATTTACAAATGAGGTACATGGGCATAAATTAGACGAGTTACTATCAAAACTTGAAAAGGAAGATAAGTCAACACATGATGTTATTGTGTCACGCTGTATCTCCGCCTTAAACTCATCGTCGAATAATACAACTTATGATGATACATCGTTTATAAATGATCTAAACACAATATCTAACCTTTTTGTCGAAATACGATACTTCTACGAACCCGCTATGCACACTAAAACCTATAACCTTGCTTTTATTGGTGTATTTGTCGGAGTTTTAGAATCAGTCTGTGAAAGCAAATTTGGTTCACGCCCTAAAATGCATGATTAAACCTTCAGCGCATTCTGCGTCTGCCTGTAAATTTCCAGCCGAGACAGCGACTTCGGCGAATTGTTCGTCTGGTTGATCGTCCTGCTGTTGTCGTTGTTGTAGTTGTTGATGACCGTGCCAGCAGGAGCGCCGTCCATCATTGCACCGGAAATGCCGTCAAGGTTTGCCGTGATGCCTGAGCCGACCGTGAGCTGCATCGCCTCGGACACACCCTCGATCGCCGATTCCACATACTTCTTGCTCTTGTCGATGCCCTTTGCCAGCCCCTTCATGAAGTCCGGCATCCACTCATTCACGGTGGTCAGGGGGCCTTTTTCCGGCACGGAGAAGTGCAGGTACTCCCAGATGGCGTTCGCCACGTCAGCAACGGCGTTCACCACGTCCGCATACAGATAGCGGATGCCGTTGACGAGGTTCTGGATGAGGTCACGTCACCAAGACCAAGAATTGTTCACCTTGTCCATGACGGCGTCATAGACCGCACCCATGACGTTGTTGACTGCGTCACGCACACCGCCGAGCCGGTCGCCGATGCCGTCCCGGATATTGTCCCAGATCGACAGTACCGCATCTCGTACACGATCCATCGCAGAGCGCACCGTGTCTGGCATAGCATTCCAGACGTTCGTCACAAGGCTCTTGATCGCATCGAGGACGGAACGCACCACATCAGATACAGCGTTCCATGTGGTCGTGATGACCGACTTGATGTCGAGCTGTCCCGTGTTGATGAGCGTTTTGAGCGCTGCCCAGACTGCCGTCACGACCTTTTGGATGCCGTCCAGCGCTGTGGAAATGACAGTGCCGACCGCCTTCCAAGTTGTCGTGACCACGGTCTTGATGTCGTTCAGCGCCGACCGGATCGTGTTCACGATGCCCTTCCAGCCGCCGGTCACGCCCTTGCTGATCTGCGAAAGGACGCTGTCGATCGTACTTTTCGCATTGTCCCAGATCGTCTTGATGATCTTGAATACATCGTCCATAAAGCCCTGCACGGTACTTACGATACCCGTGAGGGCTTTTTCGATGATGTTCCGGATCGTGGTCGTCACACCGTTTGCGAAGGTCGTGAGGGTATCCTCCACGACTGCGGTATTAGCGTTGATGCTTTCCGCCAGACCGTTCATGAAGTCCGGCATCCAGCTCTCGAAATCCGCCAGCGGACCCTCGTCCGGCACGGAGAAGTGCAGGAACGAGCGAATCTTATCCGCCACACCTCTGACCGCATCG